TCTTGGCTTAGATTTTCGACAGTAGCCAAAACATCATCACCTTTAACGATTTCGTCCATTTCAACATTCTCCTCGTCAATTATATTCTTTTCTGATAGTAACGCAGTATTATCAGCCTTTGCAGTTTCACTTTCTTGAAAGGCCAAAGCCGTAAGAAAAGCTCCTTTAACATGAAGATAAAGTGGTCTAGACTCTTTTTTCTTCATACCCTTTAAAATAGACTCATTTTCTTCCACAGTGGTTATATCTTCTTTATCCATATGTAAGATAAAGGCTGTGCTTTTTGCTGTCCAATTTTCTGAATCAGTAACAACAGTTGATCCATCAATAGCTTTAGAAGCTCTTACACTAGACCTTTGATCCGCTGGTTGGTTAACAAATGAGTATTCTTTAAAGGAAATGTCTTGCATATCAACGAAAGCAAGTTTACCCTTATAAACTTGACCACGCTTAAATTTAGCTGTCTTTGGTCTACCGTCTGCTGATTCAGCAGCTAGGTCTTCACCCGAAATTGAACAAACTGCTTTGCCGGCTCTTCCGCCAACTGATCCAGTCAAGTATCTCTTATCTGAGATCTTCTGAGCAGCCAATGGATCTGTGATTGCTACCTGCAATCTTACGTATGGTGCACCGTCTTGTTCTTTGTCCATCTTAGCAGCAATGATTCTGCCAATTGGCTCAGAGTTTAAATCGTGATTTAAAATAATAGGCTTAGGGTATGGCTCGACCCATGATTGGAGAGCCTTTTCTAATTCTGCTGCTGAGTAATTATTATAGTTAGCGGTTAGTCCGCTCATGTATGGCAGCCACTTCTATAATAAGACCGTGGTTTTTGCTGAATGATTCGGAAAAATCATTTTCCAATCCCGATAGGTCAGGAAGTTGAAGTGTAAAACTTTCAACAAAATCAAATGCCATTTTAGCGCTCCGTTTATTTTAATGTAGTAGTAATAGTAATTAGCTTTTATAAGATTAAACAATCTTATATAAAGATATCATACTTTTATGCTGTTGCAAAAAAATTACCCCTAGAATCTCCATTTGAGAGAAAATCTTGCATCATTCGCTTATGCATTATGTGTGGAGCATAGAGATAAGATGCCGAGTAGAGCTTATAGCCCATTTTTGCTGCGTTTCCAGACCAACCTAAATCTTCACCTTGTGTATGAAGCGAATAGTCAACATTCTTGTATACATCTCTTGACATCATTTTTGCTGCCATAATAACATCTGACTGGAAATACTCACCAAGTGGATATTGTTCTTTACGATAAGCTTGACCACCAGGCTCCTTTATCCAATTCATTACACTTGGATACATTGTATTTGTTGGAGTCATAAACATTAATGGACTCACTGCATCTGCGCCAGAGTTTACGTGTGCAACTAGTAATTGAATAGTATTTTCATTAGTTAATAGTATGTCAGAATCCAAGCTAAAAAAATAATTTGGATTAATATCTCTAACTTTTGATAAAAGAGAATTTCTTAGATTAACCATATTTTGATATTTAGATATACTCCAAGTTCTTGTTCCTTCTTCATGAGAAAAATGAGGAATGTCTTGTTTTATATCTAAAATAAACTCTGGTATATCTGGTCTTGCATTTCTATATTTAACTAACATCTCTATGGTTTTTTCATCATCTGGAGATGCTTCAAATATAAAAGCGGTTTTTGAAAAATCAATATTCTGATTTTCTATACAAGAAATCCAATAAGGAAATATCCAATCTCTTTCATAGATTGGACAACCAATCACTAGTTCAATCATAAACTACTCTGAAATAGATTTTGTTGTTTCTTTCACACTCTTCTTAGCAGGTGTGCTAGCTTCTACGGTTGTTGGCTCAATCTTCTCTTCTTTAATTTCAACAGCATTAACCTTTACTGCTGGTGCAGCTGGTGCAATTTGTTCTGCGGTCTCTTCTTCAGGTTCTGAAGTAAGAAACTCAACTATAGAATCAATAACGTCCACTAAAGCTTCAAGAGCTAGTCTCGTTTGACCATTGCTAACTGCTTTTCTAAATACTAGAAGCGCATCTGCTTCTGTGTTGTCACTACTTGTAATTGTATCATTTACATTAAACATCATTGTTATCCTTTTCAACGTCTGACTCTATAACAGTATACTCGCTATCCAACAAAGATTCAATTACTGATAGAAAATTATTATCATATCTTTTAATATCCGGAGAAGTTTTTCTTCCATTTTGATTCATTGGTCTCATAGCGTTACCAACGCCTCTTCTATTATTTGGCGTATTTTTCTGCCCTGGACCGGCGGATTTTTGACCATCAGATGTTTTTGGTTCAGGTGCTTTACCCGTCCCTTGTGCTTTAGCTTGGGCTTGGGCAGTTGCTTTAGTTGCATCGACTTGAATATCACTTTGTATTGATGCGTGTGTCTTGTTCATGTCAATATCGGAATCATATCCTAATTCTATGCGAGCTTCATCTAATGTAATTAGATTAGACACATATTTTTGAATGACGTGATTTTCTTTTTTAACTTGTGTATCAACATCTATTTCCTTGAACTTAAAGTAACATCTATCCGAGTCTCCAGCTTCCATTGGATTTGAGATTGGATCAAAACCACCTTCAAACAATAATTCATTAAATATATTTAGTCTTACCATCTCCGAAAACAGCTTCTGCATCTGCTTAATTCTGTCATATAATGCAACATCTAATCTTTCGGTAACAGATCTGTTACCACCATTCATCGACATTCCAAGGTGATGCGGCGCAACGCCTAATCCAATTGCAACACGTTCTTTAAAGTGATTTAGGTATTGACTTGCGTCAAGAGCAGATCCTTGTGATCCAATGACTTCAACATCGTGTCTAAACGGAAGAATCAATCCACCTTCAGCTCTTAAGTTTTCTATTTCTATAGCTGCTTGTTCAATCTCTTCTGGCTCAGCTGGTTGTTCTGCGGTTCCAATCTTATATTTATAGAGTGGAAATAATTCTCTGTGAACAAGATTCTGAATGTCTTCTTCAATTTGACGAAGTGCAATAACGTCGTCTAATACGTTGATCAAAAACGGAGTACCAAATGCTCTACCAGTTTTTCTATCAAAGTGAAGATGAATTACTTTTTCTGCAGTCCAAACAGGATTTCCCTCAAGTGGCATATAAGTAAGAGGATCTGTCTCTTGTCTATATGACTTAGGTCTGTTGTGCTTATCTCTAAATATTCTTACCTGTTCAGTAGGGATTAAGTAATAACCTATTACTGGAAGATCTCCAGTCATAGGTGCTAATTTGTCTGGAAAATATTCGCTTAAATCACCTCTTGCTTTAACAATGAAAGCATTAGAAAATTTAAAGAGTTGATCTGAGACTTCAATTAAGAAATCAACAAATGGTCTCTTCATTGCTATTTCCATGAAATCTATTCTTTGGTGAAGATAAGAAATAGCTTCTGGGTTTTCAGAAACTATTTCCCAACCCTCTTTCCAGAAAAGATCTTTATATTTAGACATAGCTTGCTTAACATAAGAGTCCGTATCAACAGCTTGCATTAACCTTTCAAAGTCATATGCAGGTCTTTCAAAGGTAGCTCTATTATTGAAGTAATAATTGGTACCCTGAAAACCAAGAGCAAGCGATGCTATTTTCATAGCCTTAGACAGACCCTTTACTTGTTCTGGCGCTAAAGCCTTGTCAGAAAAAGTAAGATCTTTGTCTACTGTTTGAAATGGTAGGTAATCCCTAATTGCCATGGTACGTCCTTATTTAAGCCTATATCTAATAGTAGACTCAATTTGTCTAGGCTGTAATTTATTGTTTTTCTAATATTCCTGCGGCTTCAAAGGTCTTCTTGATAATAAGATCTTTTACAGCCTCAAGCCAAAAAACTGTTTCAGCCTCTGTAAAGTCGCTCTTGTAAGATAGGTTCTTGTCACTGATCTTAATTTCAACTACAAATTCTGTTTTTACTTCTACTTCTGGTGTATCACTCATTTTACATTTGTCCTTTTAATCTTTGAATAATAATTGATTGTTGTTTAATTGTTGCTTCTTTTATAACTAAATCAGTCATTAAGCTGCTAAGTTTTTCTTGAAAAACAGCTATAACTAAATTAACATCTAAATTAGAATCATTAATATCTGATTGAGAAGTTTCCATTATACCAGTTTCCTGTTGTTCTTGCTTGCTTATTCTAGACATTTTACTATTATATCATTGACTAAGTCTAGACTCAAGTTCTTCTATTTTAGCTGACAATTCTTGAACAGCTTTAACTAAGATAGGAACTATTTCAACTTCTTTCCACATTGTTGGTTTCCAAGAGTTTATGTCAAACAATCCACCTTCTTCATCCCACGACTTAGTTACGTCTGATGGACCAAGCCAGACTAGATTTGGTTGTGCTTCATAAACTTCTTCAGCTATAAAACCATAACTTTTAGGAGCTAATTGATGTATTGCTCTAGCTTCTGGGGTCCAAGACTCTTCAGTATGTGGGTCTATTTCGCCTTGTTTCCAGTTAAATGTTCTTGGTCTCAATGTATTAATTATAGGTAGGCCTTCTGGCATATCTGTAATATTTTCTTTCAATTCCCTTAATGAAGTAAATCTTATTATTCTTTCATCTCCACCAGATGTTTGTGCATACAATGGGCCGACTCCTGATCCGCCAGTTGGGAAGACTCCAAGGGATCTATATGTAAGCGCAGCTGTCATGTTTCTAGCTGTTATTGATCCGGGTGCATCAACGCTAAAGCCACCTGTTGTGATTAATGATCCAGTAATTGTTCCACCAGATATTCTGTCTCCACTAAGTGTTCCAGCATTAATTAAATTGGCGTTTATTGTACCTGTTGTAATTCTATCTCCGCTAATTATCGTAGTGCCATTATCTATCGAAACTTGTATTTCTCCAGCTGTTATTTTTGTTTCAGCTAAAGAATAAGCACTGTCTGCTCTATTCTGAGCAGTAAGTACAAGAGCACTCGCAGAAAGAGCCGCAGAATATGCTGCATCTGCATCTGACTGTGCTTCGTTAATAAGCGTAAGAGTATTACCTCCTGTGATATTAATGTTTCCACTTACTGTGAGATTGCTACCATCCCAAGTTAATTTATTTCCTAAGGAAAATTGGCTGTCATCATCAACATAAAATGGAGTATTAGTATTATTGTAAACGCCTGTTCCAAGAAAAATTTTTGAATTAGAATTACTTGCTATCACTGTATTACCAGTTAACGTTAAATTTTTAGTGGTTATTGTATTGGCTGTAACATCACCTTCTTTTAGAACCTTGAACGGAGCACCAACTAAGGTTCCAGAACCCAACCAAAGATTTCCATCACTATCAACGTGAAAAGATCCAGAGTCAAATCCACCAATGTCAATACTTCCTGCTATTGTTGCATCGTAGAAATATGCTCTACCGCTACCGTTGATTAACCAACCTGTTGTAGCATTTGCATAGCTTCCGCCCCCAACATCAACTCCATTAAAGGTAGAAGATTTAATAATTGAAGTTGCGCCAGCCATTGTAATAGTATGTGCGCCGATTGTTCCAGCTGTAATCTTAGATGCAGTAAGATCTATAATGTGCGCAGAATCTATAAGTGTTGTAGCAGTTGATGCCACAATTGGTGTCCATGCAGATTTATTGCTAGATGTATCTATTGATTGAACTCTGGCAAAGTAAAGCTTTTCTGTTGTCACTACAGTCGTGACTCCAGTATTTGCATTTACCTGATTTGTTGTTTCAGAGTTTTGCGGAACATCAACAGCTATGACGTTCGATGCGGAAAAGCCAGAAAGATACGGGGTTGATCCACTAATGACTACATACGTAGATCCGCTTTGAGCAATGTCTTCAGGAAGATAAACCTCATAGTTATACCCTCTTAAGTCTGATTCATTAGAAGGATTAAAGCTAATCATTATTGACTTGTAGTTTCCTACTATTGTTAAATCACCAAGTTCTGCCGGCTGAGTAACGTCAGTTGGAACAGTAAATCTAATAGCTGAAGCTGGATCTAAAAGAACGTTTAATTCTACATCTTTTGGTTTAACTGTTAAAAGATATTGTTTTCCAGGTTTTAAGTTCTGTATAGTTTTTTTGACTGTAGCCATTATCTTAAACCTCCTATTGACTTAAAGTTCAAATCTGGATTTATTTCTTGATCATCTAAAGAAAAATAAAAATTTCTTAAAAAACTTATTTTACTTATATAAATTTGATTGTTAGCCGATAAAATATTTTTATCTGATAAAGTTTCAACTTCTAGAGTGTAGTCAAGATATTCTAAATCATTTTTTTGAAAAATTATTGATTCTTTTTCTTCAGTTGAATAACAGTCAATTTCATACCAGTCCAAAACTATATTTTCAGTTTCTGCTGAAGATTCATACTTTGTAGTTATTCTAATTTTACACTTACCATATCCTGGACCAACTGCACCAGTTATTTTAATGTTTGGTCCACTAAAAGTTCCGACTATCTTAGATCCAACTTTTGTTGACAGATTATTAATCCAATCCGTTCCATCGTTGAAGTATGCCAATCTATAATATCCAATAGAGTTTTTATTAATCTCAGTGTCGTACAAATCAATACTCGGTGGAGTTGCGCTATAGTAAGGACTGTAGCCTGGACTTGCTTCAAGTGAATTAATAACAGTATTTGGATATTCTACGTATTCATAAGATGTTACTGAATTTGATGTGACTGGAGTTGCGTGAATATATTTAATATAGTCAGATCCATAATAGACGCTATAGGTTCCATCTGGAAGAGTATTTGCTTCGTGATTCTTTGCGGCCTTAAAATACATTATACCGTCAACAATTTTAGTAACCACAGGAGTTGAAGCTTCTAATGTTGAAACATTGGAATTTTCATAAACGACTAAATATGAATGATCTTGCTCAACTTTAAGAAGACTAGAATTATATACATAATTTAGTTCATTATTTCCAATGTCTGCAAATAACCAATCATTAGTAGTTATATAGTCTTTTAATTGATCTATTGCTATTCCGTCTTTTTAAGGGCGGAGTAGTATAAACCTTTTGTTGAGGACTTGCTAAATTACTTGTATTGTCTAAATATTTAAACCAGCTCATGTCACAACTCTATGTATAATATTTCAAAATCGTATTTGTCCTTAAATTCATCTGGTATATCGATGCTGATATTTACATCTGCAACTGGAACTCCACCTATTAGTATATCAGGTGTGATAGAGTCAATTTTGATAACAACTTCTTTTGCTGCTGAATTTATTTGCTGTAAATTAATTTCATTTCTTACCGACTCATAATCTATGTCTATAGATCTTATTCTTTTAGATCCATCTGAGCCAGAATGAGAATGTTCACCTATCTGTACTCCGTCTATCTTTGCAGCATTTTCTACTGTTATATCTCCAACTATTACTCCGCCAGACTTCATTAGATACTGGGGATGACTATCTTCGCTTAAGTCATCTAATAAAGAGTGACTAGATTTTAGTGAGTTAATTTGAGACTCATCTACGAATAAACCAGAAAGCAAAGAAGCATAATTTGAATCTGTTTCGGTAGTAACAATTCTTTCTCTATTTACAGCTTTTATAGATAGCTGAGATATAAAGCTTGTGTACTTTCTTCTTTGAACTATAGATTGATACAAGGAATCTATTTTTGCAGATGTGTTATTCCTTCTTTCTAATAGGTCTGTTAAAACTGACTTAAAGTTACCCTCTGCGGCTAATAGTGCTATTGCTGCTTCTTCTGACAAAGAAGGTAGTTCTGTTTTCATATTTGTAGTTCTTATATCTAGAGCAAAATCGGAAACAACTTTTGTTTTAAACCTTAATGATGGACTTAAATACTTATTGTAAAATACATTGCAGTTAGTTACCAAATCTTTATGAAGGGTATCTAACTGGCTGTCTATCATGTTCGTTAAAGAGTTTACTTTGATAGAAAAAAATGCTTGAAATTGAGCGGCTTGCTTTTTAGTTGTTTTATCCACTTCGGTTTCTGGCAAACCTGTTGGGGATGATTTGATTGATTGGGCAAAGAGTTCCTTATAGTGGATTGCCATTTTGAGCCAGTATAAGTAGTACGACGCGACTTGCTGTTGTGAGTCATCTTCATAGTTATCTCCAAAATCTGCACCTAATGAACTTATGATGCAATTAGTTTCGTTTACTAAGTACTTAATAATTTCTCTAAAATCGTAGATGTGACCAAATGTAGTATTTGATATTAAGTTATCATATTCTTTTACAAATTTTCTATAACCTCTTGTTTGAACTCCTTCCGCATAAAGATATTGGTCAAAGCATATGAAAGGTGGCCTAGGATACTTCAGGCTACCCGCATATCCTTCTATCTCTATTTTGGGATATGGATGATCAACTTTATTAATTTCATCCCAAACATAGGCGTGTGCTTCTTCTAAGTTTGGATTATTTAATGGATCTAGTTTTACTTGTCTTAATAGATCTTCTAAATCTTTTAAGAATTTAAGTAAGTCGGAAAGACTATTTTTTGCTTCTTGCTTAAGAGATTGCAAAGGCACTGAATATGGCTGATCATTACCATATGATACTCCAGCTTGGCGGAGATTTGAATTTGGTCCATTTCTAGAAAAAACTGATTCAGTTGAGCTGCGAGAAGATGATTCAGTTGTTGAATAATCTAATGTTACCTTTTGCTCTGTTGAAAGTTGATTGTCTATATTGTTAACTAATGACATATTTTTACCTAAAACATTTTTCTAGAAACACGTTTTGCAGGTCTCCCTTTTCTGATACCTGGCATCAAGTCAGAGTTTCTCTTAGTAGTTACCATGATACCAGATGCAGGCGCTTCTTTATCCCTATCATCAGATGCACTGCTTGTCTTTGGCATAAAGAACGTATTTGAAAAACTCTCTGTATTTCTTGCCACTTTTAATTTACTAAAGTCTCCATAATTTTGAGTAATAGCAAGAAGTGCTAGCATTAAAGCATCATGCGCGTGATCCATGGCTGATCCACCAGCTTCAAATATAGGTCTTCCCATTTGGGTGGTTCTAACAACAACATATGAAATTAGCTGCATGTAAAGTTCTTCGTCTGAAGCTGGAAATAAAATAGCTTCTCTTTCAAGGTATTGAGTTAGATTGTCTACCATGTATGGTTTAATTTCTTTTTTAATTGGAAGCTTAGTATATGGATCTCTTATCTCTATACTTTCACCAAAACCTATTCCTTTAACTCTGTCTCTAAGATTTGATTTTGGGTTTTCCGTTCCATATTTTCTAAGTAGCTCAACTTGAACTTCTCCGTATCCGCGGTCAACATAAATATGCTTTGGATGAAAAGATTCATTCAATTCAACTATTCTATTAACTCCATTTGTTAAAGTATATTCAGACTTGGGAATTTCTTCTCTATACACAACTCTGACTTTATTTCTAAATCTTTCATCTTCATAGTTCTCATTGCAGGTTTCCAGTACAACTATGTTTGTTCCAGCGCCGTATTTATCCCAGTCAACCCCAATTGTATAAAATGATCTAGCTGATTGTATTTCAGGTGTATAATCCCAAGATGGATCTATAAAAGCTTTGTCTATAAACTTTCTAGGATAAACACCTTCTGCGTCTTCGCCCCAGTCTGCTTCAATTTCGTGACGATAACCCATCTCTGAGTATTGCTCTCTAAATTCATCTTCTTGTTCTTTTGAAAAATATGGGTTGCAATATG